ACCAGCCGTTTTTTCATTATGGCAGGTCGTCTATGCTCCCGTTTTTCTTCTTTCCGACAGAAAAATATTCATCGTATGCTTTCAGCATGATCCAGAATTTTCTGGGTGTCATAAACAAGACCTCCCGTTCACTATATTTCAAATGATGCATGCCAATCAGGATGGCTCGGGGGACGTCGATGTCTTTTTCTTCCGTCTCGTCCCCCTCTTCGCGTTTGGGTCTTCTTCCTCTTCTTCTTTTTTCGGCATCGATGTTATCCAGGACTGCAGGATTGCTTCCACAATATCGTCCGCGTTCGCCTGTGTGATCAACCATCCGACCTGACGGCGAGTATAGACCTTCAGTTCCTCGCCATTGAAAAACTTTGCCCTCTCGCACTCATCCAGAAGAAGTTTATGTGTCAGGTCAATCAGTACCTTTGCATTGTACTCACCTGGACTCCGTTTCTCCATCCAGATCTGTTTGATTGCATTCAGCACATCTGTTTCGTATGCCTCCTGAATCTCAGCAATTACCGCATAGTCGAATAGAAAGTGGCGCTCCTCGCCATTGATTGTTATGGGCACGCCTTTCGGATTGATGTCACTCATCCATTTGTACCAGACTCAGCCGTGATGCCGGCCTTGCCGTTCAGGTAAGCCTTGGCCTCGGCAAGTGTGTTGAATTTATTTGTGTATTTCCAGTTCTTATCTTCCGGCATCATGATCTCGCCTTCAAGGGAGATATGGTTGTGCTGGATGCTGTTATTTCGAGTTGTGTTCTCGTCGTTCGGCTCATGGAACTGGACTTCCGAATACCACACAGCTTTGTACTTACCGTCGGAACGTCCGACAGCACCGGTTCCAACGATAGGCGCTTCGTCATCCGAGTTATAGGTGATCTCGCCTCCATCCTGGGACTTCGTGTGTCCAAGCAGGAAAGTGTAGATTTCATCCTGATCACGGTTAAATTCGACGTTCAAAGTTCCGCCCGTGACATAGCTTTCCGGATCCAGAGCCCGGTTATCACCGTAGTCTGCGCCTGAAACCACATTCGGATTTCCAGTGTAAGCAGCTACCGGAGAGATATAGCATCCGCCAGTATAAGTTCCATCACTATTTTTCTTCGCAAAAACAGCATATTCAATTCCGTTTTTAGACATAGTAATCCTCCGCTAAATCATAATCATTATCAATCTGGCATTCGAACACAAAATGCCGCATTCGAACGCTCGCATCTGATACATCTGTTATTTCCGGCCATGTGAAGCCTGCATCGAATAACAACTGTCTGATTATTCGCTTTTTCGGATGGTAATCCATCACCCACGGACACACATAATGTATCTGTACAAAAAGCGTGTTCGTTCCAGGATTATTGTCCCCGAAGTCGGCTCCTATATCGTCGGCCAGATTCCACGTGATGAATTCTTCATCATCACCTTCATATAGTTTTTCAGCTATCGGCAGACCGATGCCGAATAGCGTATCTGAAATCAGTTCTGCTATTTTCATACCAGCTTGTCCACCTCACTGAATATTGCCTGTGTCATGGCCTCCTCGCACTTGGCCCGAGCGGCATTGATTGCTTTGTCTCTCCAAGGGGATGGCTCGTTTTTTGGCATCCCGGCCTTGTCGGAATGATGGATCTTTGCCGCATCCTCTTTTTTTCGAGGCCACACCGTACCGTATTCAAGCGATGCCGCAAGCTTAGGATATGGCGTACCATCGGAAACACGTCGCCCCTCCGGCTTTACTATGACAAATGTGCCATATGTGTTTTCCTTCGGTTCCGTCGCTTCCATGGACCTTGCCAGATCATCACCGCCGCCGGCATCTTTGATAGCTTTCCTGGCTGCCTTTACGAGATACGGAGATGCTGCCTTTGCCGCTTTTGTCTCGAAATACTGATGTTTCGAAAACCTTTCAAACATACGATCCAGCTCATCGAAACCATCGATCATAAACCGTGCCATCAGACCACCGCCTTTTTGGTATCCGTCCAGATTTCCATGTAGTCCTTGTTTTCATGATATGCGTTGATACGAACAATATTTAAATCGTTCCCCGCATACCTGATAATCATGGCCTGCGTGATCTCTGTTGGGGTCCAGCGGACCAGGAACCGCTTCCTTGTGTCCGCCAGCTCCTGACCGGATTTAATCAACTCTGTACCGGATACGCTGGAAACCTGCGCCCAGCAGGTGCGGATAATTTCTTCTTCCGGTATTGGATGACCTAGTCTGTCGTAAGTCCGACCGGAATACTTGCGAATTATCTGTATTCTTTTGTTTAAATCGCCCGGATCTACGTACATAACTATTACCTCAAACAAAATTGGTACGATGCCTGAACAGGATACTGTCAACCACATGATTCACATTGACCTTTTCAACATACATTGACCGGTTATCATACATATCCTGTACAAGTACCATGAAAGCAATGTAGAAATCCTCGTGTTCGTCCAGTTCCTCTTCGGACAAGCCAGTGTAGTCCATGATGAACTGCTTGGCGGCGGTCATCATGGGGACAAGGATCTGATCAGTTTCATCCAACCGCAGGAAATCAGCGACATTTTGAACTGTGATCTCACTTACCTTCACTGGACTTCACCGCCTTCTTTTTCGGCTTCTCAGGTTCAGGCTCCTTTACGATCTCTCTGACTTCTTCGACATATCCAGCCTTCAGCAGGTCAGCGAGTACCGCCTTATCAGTAATCTCGCCAACCTGCCCAACAGACATAGAGACCGACACGCCACTGAAACCAACTTTAGCTTTTACCTTCATGCGGTCTCACCTCCCGGATTACGCAGACATCACAAGGGCTGCGAGCTTCTGAGCGTTCTCGACTTTTGCGTCACACTCCATGTAACCGACAACGCCGATCGCGTGCTCAGTGGCATATTTTTCCCTCAGAATCTCAATATTGATATCCTCGGAGATCTTCAGCGCAAGGCCAGAGAAATCACCGTAATAAATAGCCTTTGCGCCAGAGGCAATGGCCGGCATGTTGTCAGAGATATAAACCGGCTTGCCAAGCAGCAGGTTAGCGTTCAAGCCGTTGGAGAAATCTTTCTCCAGGATATAATTGCCCTGACCGTCTTTGAGTTTCTTGATCACGTTTCTGGTAGACGGACTCATGATCCAGCAGGCATTAGCCTGGAAGGCATCTTTGATGGAATCCTGCAGATCAATCAGCTTATCAGTAGTAATAGCCGTAGTGGAACCTGCGGTAACAGTCTGAGTGATGCCGGACAGACCAGCGATCTTATTGTTGGTTCCGATCAGCAGTTCTTTTTCGAGCCATCTGGCGATGTTCTCAGCCATATGGTCAATAACAAAGCTGACAATATCAAACTGAGAATTATTGATCAGACTCTTGGAGACCTTGGTCAGCACGCCAGACAGGAAGCCCTGCAGGGTGATGTTGTCAAACACGCCTCTGGTGGATTCAAGCTCGCTGAATTCATCAGCGTATGCCATGGTGATGTCCGGAGTGCTGCCGCTAACAGTGGCAGGGTAAAACGGGATGGTCAGAGTGCCCTTGATGTTGTAGCGGGTCGCCATCCGGGCAATCGGGCAGATATCATACACCTTGGTGATGATCTTGTTGGCGATCGTGGTGGGGATGGTCACCTGACCGTCAGCTTTCGTAAGATCCGCTCTCTCCTCGGATACCACGCCGCGGATGAGATCGGCAAAAGCTCTCTCTTCGGAAGCTGCTCTCTGCTCTTCAGTCATATCTTTCTTTTCCTCCGGCTTCTTGTCTTCCACCGGCTTCAGCATGGCCTCACGGGCACGCTCTTCAGCCTCAATGGTGTTCTTCAGGGCTTTGGCGCTGGCTTCCAGTCCGTTAAACTTTGCCTGTTCCTCTTCGGTGAAGGCTCTCTCCTCACCGTTGTCATCGATAGCAGCGGCAGTCATGGCTTCCATCTGCTCGATGATTGCGTTTCTTTTTTCGGTTAAAGCTTTGATTCGCTTTTCGTTCATTGCTGTGTCCTCCTTTCAAAAAGGGCATAAAAATAGCAGGTCGTTCTCGGCCTGCTTTACTTCAGTGCAT